CGACTTACGGTAGCACGAGCATATGCAGATGCAGACTTCTTACACTCAAACTCTTTAACAAGATAGTTGACTTCTTTCTGTGCAGATCTTTTGAACTTCACAAAAGTTGCATCAGGATCAACTGTCTTGTCATAGTTCCAAGATGATTCTCTGTAGTAGTCAAAATCTGGATACTTAAGTTTTTGTGCTTTTACCATTTCTTCAAACTTAACTTCATCTTCAGCAAATTGTGTATCACATAATTCATGAATAGTTTCATTTGATATAACGATTCTCTTAAGATCCACTTGTGGTATTTCCCAATACACTGTCTCTCTGGCATTTGTCTGTGCAAGATTCTTGATTGCTTCCTCAAGAGAGTCTGCAGTTTCAACCTCAAGACCACCAGTTGATCCACCTGATGGTGCACTCTGTTCTTCTGTACTACCTTCTTCATCTTCAGTTGGTTTAACTCCTTGTGGTAGTTCTCCCTCTTCTTCACTACTACCTTGCTGATCTGTAGCATCTGATCCACTGTTATCAACATCATCAATAGAATCACCTTCTGCAGATTCCATATCTATCTTTTCCTGCTCTTTCTTCTCTTCTAGTTTTGCTTGGCAATATTTGAAGAGTGCTTCTGCTGCATCTAGTGTATCCTCAAATGTTTCTGCCTTCTCAACCTGACTACGATATATCTCTTCCTCTACTGTGAAATCAATGTCAACAAAATTACCAATCTTAAAATATAAATTGATCTTATCTGCAAGATTCATTTCATCAATATCTTTGAGTTCAATACCAAAGAAATCTTTGTCTGATAATTCCTGATAACCATTGAAAAATGTTTTTGATATACCTGCATATCTACGCTTCATCAACTTCTCTACACGAGCATCTTCTACAATGTTTACAAAACTAGGATTGATCTGACGATCTTTGTACCACTCGATATTAGGAGTGTAGAGTGCATGAGAAACCTCATGACTCACAAGCATGTCATATACGTTCTCACTTGCATCCCATACTGGAAGAGTAAGTACACGAGAACTAACATTGAATGATGCTGTCTCAACTGGTTTATGTTCTACAATTAGATCTTCTGTAGCAAGAAGTCTTGCAAGTTGTGATTTGATTTCGTTTAAGGTAGTAGTCATGAATCTTTATCTGATATACCTATAATAACAACGAAACCGCCTCGATGGGCGGTCTAGTAGACACTTTATCAACTGTCCACGTCGTTTCTTTGCTTGTCTTAATGCTTGTGGTTTAAGGTGGCGTTTCTGTTCTTTTTTAGAATGATGCTGCCAGTTAGGAACTCTCATTGCTCTAAACGGTATCAAGAATATTTATAGTTGGCATCCATCCAAGTTCACGTAACTTTGAGTTATCAGCACATGTAATGTCTCTTTCACCTGGTGTATCTTCTTTGATAGGAAGATGTCCCATACCCATTTTCATGGCAAGATCAATGACCGCAACTGGATCTCCAGTGCCAACATCTAATACACCAGTATAACTGCTAGGAATCAAAGTTGCAATCGCAGATACAATATCATCAACATGAATCCAATCTCTTTTATGTCTTGTAAGATATGTTGCAGTTTTATCTTCAAGCATACGATATAACATATCAGTACGACTTACTTTCTCTGCATACACATTAAAGAATCTCATACCCACACTATTCGGTGGTGCTTGCACTTCATTTACCTTCTTGGTAATACCATACGCATTGATCCACCATTCATATACAGATGCTGAACTTGCATACAAACATCTTACATTATTATCTTTGCAATAATCAAAAATGGGTTTAGATTTCTCTACATTATTTTCCCAGAATAAATCTGGATTTTCGATTGCCTCACGTATTGCAGCATTTGCAGCAAGATGTATGACTACATCATAGATTTTATCTGTTTTAAAATCTCCTAGATCATCTGGTCTATCATAACCATCAACTTCATCTCCCGCATCTTTGAAGTAATTATAGACATGACTACCGATAAATCCTTTATGTCCTGTTACTAAAATTTTCATTTCACAATCCTACTGAATCCTTTTACTTTATCAAACTTAATGCAATTATCAAACTTATCATGAAGTTCTGTTTTATGAGATATAACAAAGATATTTGCATCTTTTATAATATAACGAATTATTTTTAGAAATTCATCGACACCAAATCCATCAAGAGATGAATCAAATACCTCATCCATAATCAATAGATTCGTATTCACAGAGTTCTTGACTCTTGCTACTTCTCTCCATGTGAATAGTAATGCCAAGTCAATACGCATCTTCTCACCTTCACTGAATGATGAATAAGAGAAGTCTTCGTGTATTGGTGACTTTACAGTTTCTGTAAACTCTTCATTGAGAGTAAAATTGATATAGAAATCCATCAACTGTAGGTAACGATTTACCTGTTGATTAATAAATGGTAGATACTTTTTAATTATTTTAGTCTTAACACCATCATCTTTTAAAAGAGAATATGCAAAATCATAGTGTGCAATATCTTGTCTACGATCTGACAATTCATCAACTGTTTTCTGAAGACTAGTTTTAAACTCTACTAATTTCTCATTTTCAGTATTTCTGTTTTTAATTCTTTCGGTAATTGTTTGAATTTCTGATTCAAGTTCTCTGACTTGTTTTTGATTGAAAGATACACGAGTGTTGTTTTGAGAAATTTCATGAGTGAGTTTAGTAATCTCCTTTGATAGTTTAGTGAATTGACGTTCTTTTTCCTTTTCAGAATCTATAGTTTTTTTAAGGTCTTCGTAACCTTTCTTTAGTTCTTTTGCCTTGGATTGAACGTCATTAATTCTATTTAAACGAAAGGATTCTTCTATAGATTGGGTGCATGTAGGGCATGATACATTATCTGTAAAGAACTTATGTTCCTTGGTAAGGGTTGATACTTTATTGGATATTTTACCTTTCAAATTGTTAAGTTTTGCTAATTTTTCTCCTGATCCTGTCAACTTTTCTTGATCTTTAATTAGACCCGAAACAATATTTTCTTTATCAGTATTTGCTAATAGATAGTCATCAGATTCCTTAATAAGGATATTGACTTTATTTTTATTTAAATCAATTGTATTTTTACTTTGCTCTTTAATTTCTTTAATAAAATTATTTTGCATCTCAATTTTATCTTTAAAATTATCCTTCTTCAAGGAAAGAGATCTAATTTGTTCTCTCTTTTCTCTCATTCTTTCTTTGATCAAATTATTCATTGCAGAAAAAATACGAATGTCTAATAGATCCTCAATCACATCTCTACGAACTGAACTTGACAGTTGCATAAATGGAACGAATGTACTACTACCTAATATCACAATCTGCGTAAATGACTTATAATTAACTTTTAATATACTTTCTTCTAATAATCTCTGATTTGCTCTATCATCTGATTGTTTATGTAATGGATTACCATTGACTTCAATATCAAACTTGTTTGGTTTGATTGATCTTCTTACCAAGTAATCACGACTATTAACAGTAAATTCGATTTCAACACAACAATCTTTCTCATTTACTGTATTCACTAACTGTGATTTAATGATTTTACGAAATGGTTTATTAAAAAGAACAAAGGTCAAAGCATCCAACATGGTGGATTTTCCAGCACCATTTGTTCCAATAACGATGTTAGTGTGACAATCTTGAAAATTTACTTCTGTCCAATGATCTCCTGTTGAGAGAAAATTTTTCCACTTAATCTTTTTGAAGGTTAGCATTTTTTGGTGGTATTACGATATCGTTGGGAGTAATTACTGCATATTTGTAATTATACCTCTTACAAGTCATTAATGCAAGCTCATCGTCAACTTCTATTACATCCATTCTTTTTATCTGATGTTCGTCTTCATTTAACTGCATTGCATAACGAGTTGCATCATCCTCCTCCTCAAAGAGAAATAAGACTTTATCTCCTTCATGATCTTGAACAGCATATGCTCCTTCTTCTTTTTTGTCATGTAGTGTTAGGAGAAACATTACTCTACCTCGCAAGCTTGTCGATATAAATCTTGGAAGATTCCTTTTATAATATTCTTGTCAAGATCAAACTCTGACTCATCAATATAACGATTTAATAAAGATAATGTATTTTCATCTTCATCCATCTCAAAATTTTCACCTTCAATTAATTCAAAGTTTTCAATAATTTTAAGATCTTGAATTCCAGTTGCATATAACTTATCAATAAATTTTTGAAATTGTTTTGGATTTGTTTTCTTACGAACAATAACCTTAACTATTTTATTTTCATATGGTGTTGAATCAAAGGTCTGATGGGGAGTATCTTCATAATACACGTTATAGAATAATTTATAAGGATTATTAACTGGAGTGTGAATGAGGGTATCCGTATCAAAAATATGAAATCCTCTTGTATCATTTACATCATTCCAATACATTTCATATGGATTTCCAAGATAATATATTTTTCCATCAGTGGATCGAGTATGAAAATGACCAGAGTAAACAGAATTAAACTTACTAAAGACATCTGTATCCATACCATCTTCCATCATATGTCCACGAGTTGCTTTAAATCCATTGATCTCAAGATGACCCATTGCAATTTTAGATTTTGAGTTTTGAATTGCTTCTAGACTCTCATCATAGTTTTCAGAGTTAATCCAAGGTAAAAGAAGAATATCTAATCCACCAATATTAATTTCTGTTGCCTTTGAAAAGGTTGATATGTTTGAGTAATCATTTAATAAAAGTTCTGGTGAGTTAACATGATTTGTATTTTTATAGTAACAATCATG